CACTTGGTAACTCAACAAATGGTTATACTAACACAACATCACACACATTTGCATCTTGTCGTTTTACTAATTTAAATGCTGGAGATGTTTTTATTACTACACCTGCAAGAGGTGGAAATCATTCACAATCACTAGCATGGGCGGATATGGATGGTAGTGATGATGATGAAACATATTTACCTTCAGGTAATGATATGGATGGTTTTACATTTACTTCATATACCATATATTATGATGAAGAAGAATCTAACGGTTTAGCTACAAATGCAATTAATGCATGTAATTTAGAAGAAGTTAGTGTAACAGCTTATAGTCTTTCAGCAAGTCCAGTAGAAGGAATGGTGATTTATCTTCAAAATAGTGATGTTACATCTCCATTGGTTACGTTTGGTGGAGGATTAGGAAGAGCAGAAAGTGGATATGCAAGATTAGTTTCTGGAAGAGATAATTACGCTATAGAATTTGGAGCTTTTGCTAATGGTAGAGTTGAGTCTATTTCAGCTTGTTTATCAGATAGAAGACTTAAGAAAAATATCACAAAAGTAGGTACATCACCTTCAGGAATTAACATTTATAGATTTGAATATATTGATCCTAAATTATATGATGGAGGAATATTTGAAGGAGTAATGGCACAAGAAGTACCTGAAGCATCTATTTTAGGTGAAAATGGATATTATTCTGTGGATTATTCTAAATTAGATGTTACATTTAAACGAATAAATTATTCTTTAGTAGGTTAATATGTACACTTTTTTAAACGACAAAATTCTAGATGAAGAAGGTCGAGAAATAATGATGGATTGGGAAACTGACTTAATGCAAGAGCATGCTAAAGTAGTTACTAAAAATGGGGGTGATATATTAGAAATAGGATTTGGGATGGGTATTTGTTCTAACTTTATACAAGAAGCAAATATTAATACTCATACTATAATTGAAATTAATGATCAAATTTTTGAAAAGTTATTAGAATGGGCTAAAGATAAACCTAATGTAATACCTATTAAAGGTGATTGGTTTGATAGTATTCCAAATAAAAAATATGATGGTATTATGTTTGATACTTGGATGGAAAAAAATTGGCACCACTTTTTACCTAAAATAAAATCTTCATTAAATAAAAATGGTATAGTTACCTGGTATAACCCAGATACTAAAGATGTTATAGAACATAATTGTAATAATTTAAAATGGGGTACTCTAATAATTAAAGAAATTAATGTAAACCCACCAAAAGATATGCAATATAAATATTTTAGTAAAAAAATATATTGTGTGCCTAAATTAATATTATAATTATTATACTATAAGGAATTTTCCAATATGTATAACAAAATAAATCGTATGATTAAGAAAAAACAAGTTTTAGAAAAAGATGAAATTAGTAAAATTCAGGAGTTAAAAGATAGGTTAAAGAAAATTACAGAAGTTTCAGGTGTTGTAGAAGTACAAAATTATAACATACAAATAAAAAAAGAACAATTGAAGTTAAGTTTACAAGGTTTACAGCAAGAAGAAGCTGCTTTAGCTAAGAAATTAGAAGAAAAATATGGACCTGGTACTATTTCACTAGAAAGTGGTGAATTCTTACCGAGTAAATAAACTTTTGAAAAAATTTAGTATATTTATCATAAAAATAACATAAAATGGCAGAAACATTAATTTCCCCAGGAGTATTAGCAAGAGAAAATGATCAATCTCAAGTAACTTCTCAACCAGTACAAGCCGGTGCGGCTATCGTTGGTCCAACTGTTTTAGGTAGTGTAAACATTCCTAAATTAGTAACAAGTTACTCAGAATATTTAGCAAATTTTGGTAGTACATTTTCAAGTGGTTCAGACGAATTCACATATTTTACATCAATTTCAGCATATAATTACTTTCAAAATGGTGGTACATCATTAATAGTAAATAGAGTAGCTTCAGGATCATGGACTCCTGCAACATCTTCAGTAATTCAAAATGATGTAACTAGTACAACATTAAATCCTAGTCCTTACAATTTTACAGGATCAGCAGGAATAACAGGTAGAGGAGGTACAGCTGGTACTTTCTCAGCAGTTGCTTCTACAAAAGATGGAGGAGCTTCTGATGCTACATTTAATGTAGTTAGGGGAACTGCAATAGGAAAAATATATAACGGAACTGCTAATACAGTAGGAACTGCAGGTAGTTTCGCAGCATTAATTAACGCAGGTACTAACCCAGTAGATTGTCTTGTTAATACAGTATTTGGATCTAGTACTCCAATTTCACTGACTGGTGGAACAGGAACAGGTGCTACAGTTAAAGTTACAACTGGAGCAGATTTAGGTACACAAAGAGGTACAATTACAGAAGTAGAAGTAATTAGTGGAGGAACAGGATATATAGCTGGAGATATATTAACAATACCAGCAGGAGCTTTAGGATCAGGAATGATAAAAGTAGCTGCTAAATCACCAGATGCAGCAAACACAGTAGGTACAGCAACTCCAGGTACTCAAGTTATAACAGAAGGTACATCTGGAGCAGGTTCAAATACATACTCAGTAGCAAATGGTTCAGCTTCATCAAAAGGATCAGGTGCTACATTTAATTGTATATTTAACTCATCAGCAGGAAAATTAATAGCAACTACTACAATAACAGGTGGTGGTTCAGCTTTAACAGGTGCAACAGCTTCTCAAACTGCAACAGGATTAACATTAGCAAATTTAATATCTAATGGTGGTAATATTGCTAACGGTGGAGCAGGTGGTACATTTAGTTTAACTTCAGATGGAGCAGGTAATATAACAACACTTACTATTACAGATGCTGCAGGAGCTTCAGGATATACAACTTCTTCAGTAATAACAATTAATGCAGCAGCAATGAATGCTTTATCAGGTACACCATTTGGTGGTGCTGTAGGAGGTGGTGCAGCAGAATTTGATTTTGCTCAAGCTAATTTATTAACAGAAGTAATTAGTATAACTCCAACAAATGCAACATTTGTAGAAGGATTCCAAGCAGGAAATACTATTACAATAGAATCTGGAAACATTACAGGAATTGGTAGTGATGTAGTATTTACATTATCCGCAGGTGATTTAGATAATTCATCAGCAGCAGTATCAGCTGCAGTAGCAGTAAATGGTG